TAGATTCTAACGAAATTATGTTCAGAGCCTTCGAACCGAAGGTACAGAATAGATTTATCCTATACAGTGACGCTATACCATCATTCATGGTTAAGGCGGTAACTGCACCATCTTTCACAGATGAGGAGATCAAATTAGATCACATCAACTCTTATAGAAAGATTCGTGGGAAAAGAAACTGGGAAAACATGGATATGACATTGTACGATCCAATTAACCCATCAGGCGCTCAAGCAGTAATGGACTGGGCTCGTCAATCATACGAATCAGTAACCGGTAGAGCTGGTTATTCAGATTTCTATAAAAAAGATTTGACTTTGAATCTTTTAGGTCCAGTAGGTGATATCGTATCAGAGTGGATTGTTAAAGGAGCATTTATCGTAAACATGGCCCAAGGTTCTTTGGACTGGTCAACTAGCGATGGTGTTGAATTAACAATTACTGTAGCGATGGACTACTGCGTACTTAACTACTAATCTGCCTGAAATATATAAAAAAAGAACCCGGAGAAATATTTCCGGGTTTTTTGTTGTTATCAAAAGTTATTTTTCGTATATTTATATGAAATAACGTTATTCAAAATAAAATTTATGGAACAAGCACAAAAATTCCCTACAGAAATTGTAGACCTACCTTCTAAAGGGTTACTTTACCCGATAGACCATCCACTAGCATCAGGTACAGTAGAAATGAAGTACATGACCGCTAAAGAGGAAGACATCTTAACTAACCAAGGATTTATTGAAAGAGGAGTAGTAATTGATAAGCTATTACAGTCTTTGATTGTAACCAAGTTTAACTATGATGATCTTTTAGTAGGTGACAAGAATGCTATCTTAATTGCAGCAAGAGTACTAGGATACGGTAAAGATTATGAATTCAATTATCAAGGACAGGTTGAAACTGTAGATTTGTCTTTAATTGAGAATAAAGTTTTTGATGAAAGTTTATTCCAAGATAGAAAGAATGAATTTTCTTTCGAATTACCTTCTACTGGCAACACAATTACTTTTAAGTTACTTACTCATGGTGATGAACAAAAAATTCAACAAGAAGTAAAAGGACTTAAGAAGATACATAAAGACTCTTCTCCAGAATTATCAACTAGGTTAAAACATATGATTACTTCTGTAAATGGAGCTAACGATTCTAAGAGTATTAGAGATTTCGTAGACAACCATTTCCTAGCGAGAGATACACGTGCATTCAGAAAATATGTTGCAGAATTTCAACCAGATGTAGATTTGAGATTCTATCCTGAAAATGGACCAGAAGGAGGGGTTGACATTCCAATCGGGGTTAACTTTCTTTGGCCTGACGCCAACGTATAGAGCAAGCATCTTCAATCAGATTCATGAAATAGTTTTCCACGGAAAGGGAGGGTATGATCATGATACTGTTTATGCAATGCCTATATGGTTACGTAATTTCACTTATCAAAAAATGAATGAATATTACGAAAAGGAACAGGAAGCTATGAATAAAGCTAAGAGTAAAGCACCTAGCAAATCAGCTCCAAAAGGACCTGCAGTAAGAAAACCATCTTATAGTACTAAGGCTCGCCCATAAAGCGAGCTTTACCTATTTATATAATATAAGTAACTCTATTAATGGCTAATAAAGACGACATAAAGAACCAACAAGATCTTAATAAAGCTAAAGCTGAGACTAATCGTCTTTCAGCTGAAGAGAATAAATTTCTTGAATTAGGTAGAAAAATAGCTGCTGAAACAACAGAACAGACTAGAAATCTAGGTCAGGAGCTTCGTGATATGCTAGGACTTTCTAGACAGAGAAACGACTACGATAAGGCATTATTAGGATTATCAAGAAATATCACTACACAAGCTCAAAAAAACGCAGTAGAGTTAGGTCGTAATAAAGAAATATCTAAAGAAATTCTCAAAAACGAGAAAATTTTAGAAAGCGCTAGAAGAGAACAGTTAATAAATGCCAAAGGGTTAAATGCTGTACAAATACAAGCAGCTGATAAAATAGCAAAAGCTCAGCTCAAACGTCAAGAAATCATTTCAGAAATCGATGATCTATATGATAAGCTTGCAACAGCTGATGAGGAAGCAGCAAAGAAGTTAAAAGAGGATATAGCTAAGAGAGAAGATCAATTAGCATCTGTAGAATCTAGTTTAGATACACATTTAAAACTAGCTGATGCAGATACTCAACGTTTATCACTAGCAACACAGTTAGTTCAACAGGCTCAAAAAAATGTTGACATAACTACAAAAGAAGGAGAGATTCAAAAAGATATCAATGAAAAAATGGGTATCACAGGGGATCTTGTAAAAAGTGCTGGTGGATTGATGTCAAAATTAGGTTTCGATAGCACATCAGTATCCGATGGTCTTAGTAAAGCTGAAAAAGCTATGGAAGAGTTTGCCGATGAGGCAGCTCGTTCAGGTAAGGAAGTTTCTAAAATGGAAGTAGCTATGAAGGGATTAGGTCCCCTTATAGGTACACTTGCAAAAGGATTAACAGATCCTGCTGTAGTACTAGGAAAAATAGTAAGTAGTTTCTTTGAGTTGAACAAAGCCGGAACTAAGTTCCAACAGCAAACAGGTATGAATGCTGACGCTATAGCTGGTGCAAACTCAGAACTTGCTACATCAGTGGATTTTTTACAAACAGCTGGTGAACTATCTACTCAGATAGGAACTAATGCTGTAGTAGCGTTAGGACCAGATCTTGTAGCTGCCGCAGCCGGACTTAAAAATGAATTAGGACTTTCTGCGGAAAACGCTGGTATGTTAGCAGTTAATGCTAAACTTTCAGGTATGTCTATGGAAGGTTTAGAAAGCCAAGTACAAGCTGCAACAGATGAATTTAACAATACAACAGATTCTGCAGTATCTAGTACTCAAGTAATCCGAGATATGGGTAAGGCAAGTAAAGCAGTACAAGCTCAGTTCTCACAATATCCAGGAGGTTTAGCAAAAGCCGCAGCTGCTGCTCGTAAGATTGGTATGGAGTTGAAGGATATGGAAGGTATAATGGACGGTTTGCTAAATTTCGAAGATTCAATCGCTGCTGAGATGGAAGCAGAATTATTAACAGGTAAAGAATTAAATTTAAACAAAGCTAGAGAGTTAGCTTTGTCTAATGATATAGAAGGAGTTGCTAATGAGTTATTTAAAAATGCTCAAGATGTAACGGAATTCGGTAAGATGAATCGAATTCAACAAGAAGCATATGCTAAATCTTTAGGAATGTCTAGAGACCAGCTAGCTGAAATGGCTATCCAGAAAGGAATACTTAATGGAATGACAGATGAAGAAAAAGCTAAGATTAGAGGGGTGACTTTAGAAGAGTCAAAACGAATGGATATTCAAGAGAATCTTCAAAAATCTCTAGATAAACTTTCACAAGCTATTGCCCCTATGTTAGAAATACTAGTACCGATAGCAGAGGTATTAGGTACTATAATCAGAATGATTGCAACCCCTATAGGTTACTTAATGAAATGGGCTGATGCATTGAAAGGAATTGGAGGTACTTTTGGAGAAATATTATCAATAGTAACTAAACTTGCTATTGGAGGAGGTATTTTACTGATTGCAAAATCTCTCAAAGACGCATTTAATCCAAAAGTTGCTGGAGGATTCTTTGAAAACTTAAAAAAGAATTTCGGCGGCATAGGTAAGATGGCAGGCGGACTAAAAGATAAACTTTTAGGAAAAGCAGGGGAGAAGGGTACCGATATGGCTTCTGGTTTAACACAAGATGCTGCAGGTAAATGGAGAGATTCAAAAGGAAGATTTGCTAAAGCACCTGGTGGTGATAAAGCAGCAGATATGGCAGGTAAAGCGAAAGATGGTATGACAGAAAAAGCCGCCAGCCAAACAGGAGATTTAGCAGATAAAACAAAAGGAGCAGAGGGTCAAGAAGGCCCAGGAGGTTTCTTAAAATCATTAGGAGATGGATTAGCTTCAATAGGTAAACAATTCCAAGATGTAGTAAAAGGTGCTTTAGCAATAGGTATTGCCGGTCTAGCATTAGGTGGTTCCTTTGCATTAGCACTTAAAATGGTAGAAGGTGTTGATCCGGTTACTATGTTAGCTTTTGCCGGTTCTATAGGTATTTTTGGAGCATCATTAGCATTAGTAGGTAAGTTAGGAAATGATGCAATCAAAGGTGCCCTAGCAATGGGTATAGCAGGCGTTGCTTTAATCCCAGCCGCATATGCATTTAGTCTTATGGCTGGTGTAGATCCAATGTCAGTAGTTGCTTTATCAGGAAGCTTAATAGCTTTAGGTATCGCCGCCGCCCTTATGGGTAACTTAGGAGGACAGATAATTATGGGAGCATTAGCTTTAGGTATACTAGCAGTAGCTTTAATACCGGCAGCTTATGCGTTCAGTCTTTTAGGAAGCGTAGACCCAATGGCAGTAATTGCTATGACAGGAAGTTTAATAGCATTAGGCGCCGCCGCAGCTATAATAGGAATGACAGGTCCAATGGTATTAGCAGGAGCTTTAGCAATAGGTATATTAGCATTAGCTATGATTCCTGCCGCTTATGCATTTAGTCTATTACAGGGAGTTGATACTAGTGCTATATTAGGATTCGCAGTTGCACTACCTTTATTAGCATTTGCTACAGCAGGATTAGGATTTGTAGCTCCATTAATAATGGTAGGCGCCGCTGCATTAGCAGTATTAGGTGTAGCTATGATTCCATTGTCATATGGAATTAATGCATTAGCTCAAGCAGATATACAAGGGGTTGTAGATAGATTATCTCTTTTAGGTCAAATGGGACCTGGTTTAATGATGGCAGGAGCAGGATTAATAGCAGCAGCTGGAGGTTTAGCTTTCTTTGCAGCCGCTTTAGCAGGTGGAAGTTTAGTATCAGGACTTACATCATTGTTTACAGGTGGTGGAATAATGGAAGATCTTCAGAATTTAGCAGCAATGGCCGGTCCATTACAATCAGTAGCAGGTTCTTTAACAGCAATAGCTGCCGCTTTAGGTGGAATTGGAGCTGCTTTAGCAACAATGGATACTGAGAAATTAGATGAAATGCAAGGTCTAATAATGACTACAGCTTTCGCTGCTCCAGCAGTTGCAGCTGCAGGTGCAATAGGAGATATGATCTCAGGTATAACCGGTGGTGGAGAAGAATCAGGAAAATCAGAAAGTAATGAGAAACTTATTGCAAAAATCGACGAATTAATTGTTGCAGTTAAACAAGGTAAGAATATCAATATGGACGGTAGAAAGGTAGGCGGTAC